TGTGTGATGCGTAAGGATACGTTGTGCTTGGGATTAACCGTGGCTTTGAAGTATTCAGCCACGCTGTCTTCAATGAATGATCGCAGGCTTGTCATGGCCGGATTGCGAAGCACGAAGTTATCCGTGGAGGTCGTATTGCCCATGTTTGGTCGAGTCTCAAGCTCACGCACAAAGAACATCTCCTCGTCCGTGAGTTCACGGCCAAGGTCTGCAAAACCTACAGCAGTGGGAAATAAGTTATGCAGGTTCACCGATAGCCTCTTCAATCATCCTTCTTTCGCCAGTGATCTTTTCCCAATCTTCATCAAGCCAGATCGTGGGGATTGACTCTTCAAACTCCTTGATCTTTTCCATCACCCAGTAAATCTCTTCCATGCTGGGCTTAGGACGTGGATCATCCCAACGTGTAATGACGTTATTGGTTATCTCCCACTTGGCATTTGGGCGAAGCATGTGCATCGCCGTATCAATGCCATAAAACCTCATGATCTTCTTCATGTGACCTCTTATTGATTGATCTTGATGATGACGATACCTGAGCCGCCGTTTGCGCCGTTACCAAACGTGCTGGATGGGCCAAAAGCTCCAGCCCCACCACCACCACCGCTGTTAGTTGTTCCAGCCGTTCCAGCAGCAGTTGTTGTTTGGCCCCCAGCACCGCCACCACCAATACCGCCAGCGCCGCCAGTACCAGCGATTCCACCATAAGCACCACCACCACCGCCAGAGAAATAACCTGTTGAAGGCGATCCGCCTGGGCCTGCGCCGCCAAATGAAGCAGCGTAAGATGGGCCTTGTGTACCAGCGCCACCAGCACCAATGTTGGTCGCTCCAGAAGTCCCCGCTCCACTTGAACCACCACCGCCGCCACCATTGAAGTTTGGTGAGGTTGAACCACCTCCACTACTACCTTGCGCTGGTGATGTGCTAGGTGTATTTCCTGTCCCGCCGCTACTGCTAGGACTAACACCTGCGCCTCCGCCACCGGAGCCGCCATCAGAACCAGTACCAATTAAGTCACTTCCACCGCCACCGCCACCTGTTGAGGTAATTGTTGAGTAAGGCGAAGATGCCCCCAGGTTTGTAACGGAAGAGTCGCCGCCATTTGTACCTTTATTTGACCGTGATGTTGAACCTGCTCCTGATGCGCCAACGGTAATAGTAAGCACTTGTCCAGCATTAACAGCTTGTCCAGCAGCAGTACGATAACCACCTGCGCCACCACCGCCACCGCTTCTTACACCGCCACCGCCACCACCAGCAACGATCAAGTAATCAATTGACGTAACACCAGTAGGCACAGTCCACTGACCAGACCCTTTGAAGGTGAATACGGTTTGTGATGGTGCTTGGTATTTCAGGATGACAATGCCGGAGCCGCCGGTTCCGCCAGTAGCCGATGCGGAAGTACTCATAAATGTTCCGCCGCCACCACCACCTGTATTGGCCGAACCAGGAGACCCATTGGACGAAGTTGCAACTACTGGCCCTGCATTCCCACCACCTCCTGATGGAGCCGTTCCTGGTGTTCCGCCGCCTTGTGTGCCTCCACCACCACCGCTTGCGTAAGTAACCGATGTTCCACTTATGGCTGATGTTGCACCACTCCCACCGTTCCCGCCATTAGTAGATGTGCCACTTCCTCCAATGCCATTTGCAGGAGTTCCTGTAAGACCCGCCCCACCGCCACCGCCTGCGCCATAATAAGGTGCTGAAGCAGAACTTCCGCCGCCAATATTTCCTTGCTCCGAATTTGTATCTGGGGGGGAGGAAGATGCAGGTGTATTGCCTGGACCGCCTGTCCCATTGTATTTACTTCCACCACCTGAGCCACCTGGGCCTCCGTTGGTTCCGCTTGGAAAATTACCAACGCCTGCGCCATATCCGCCACCTGTAGAAGTTATCGTGTCAAATACTGAATCTTGACCCTTCGCTCCATTACTGTTTCCGACTCCTCCGGCACCACCGCTACCAACTATTATTGTGTAATTAGCCCCAGCAGTGACACTAAGCCCGGTTCCAGTTCTAAACCCGCCCGCACCTCCTCCTGCGCCAGACCCCAACCCTGCTGATCCGCCGCCACCACCTCCGCCAGCAATGACCAAATACTCAACCTCAGTCACCCCAGCAGGGCAAGTCCAGTCTTGTGTCGCTGTGAAGGTTTGGATGATGGTGTATCTAGCAGCACCAGAGCCAAGTAATAAGCCAAGAATGCCTGTCATGATTAGCTCACATTGCCAGTAATTACAATGTTGGTCGCGTCAATAAATAAAACATTTGCAACGCCACGGGTTGCTAATGTGGCCGAGGTAACCGTTGTATTATTCCCCGCTATCTTGGCGGTAACAGCAGAACAGGTGATAGTCAAACTTCCTGTTGTGTTGTTATAGAGCGAAATAATATCCCCAGCGGAAAAGATAGATGCCGGTACAGTGATGCCAGCAGACAGCGATACAACCTTTCCAACGTCTGCCGCTACCAATGTTGTGGTCGTAGAACTAACCGGCACATTCAAAAAGCCAAGTGAAAAATTACTGGCTAAATCCGGCAAAGTCGCAGTAACACTGCTTGATGTATTCGCACTCTGTAATGTCTGTGTGCCAGCGCCAGAAGCATTACCCTGAACTTTAAGATTGCTCATGTCAAATCCTTAACCAAAAATTAACCAGCCCTGACCAGTTCCTACAGTCACAGCAACACTTGTATTGATCGTGACAGGACCAACACTTGAGCCGTTATAGGCAGACGTTACCGAGTAGTTGCTGGAAATGGTCTGTTGATTTTCAGCAATAACGCCAGTGCCGCCACCGCCGCCAAGTACACGGATCTGAATCGCCACACCACTTGCTGGCGCAGTTGTGAAAACAACGTTTGTACTAGATATGGTGTAGTCAGTCGTCGGTACTTGCGTAACACCGTTCTCAATGACAAGAACATTGTTAACCGTCATGCCAGACGCACCGGCAAAACTTGTGGTGGTTCCGTCGCCTGTGTAGGTGTAAGTGGAGTAGCCCGTACCACCACTTGACGTTGAGTTAATCGTTGTTGTGCCGTTTCCCGGTGTGAGAGAAATGCCAGTCCCTGCCGTCAACCCATAAGCTGACTGCCCCGCAGGGTAGGTTACGAAGACATCTTTAGTCCCGGCACTGAAGTTAACTTTGGTTGTGCCACCAGCACTGGAGGAATACACCGTGTCACGGGAAAGTGTTGTACCTGAAGACGTATAAGTCCCGATACCCACTTCCCATTCAGACGATGATTGTCCAGCAATACAGTAAAACGTCGTATTGCCGTCACCTACAGCAGAAAACGACTGATACCCCGACGCTGCACCAGCAAGCGTTACTGTCCCGGTGCCTGTTGTGGTTGTCGTCTCTTTAACCCGATCTGCAACAACAAAGGCCATTGCGACCTCCTAAATTAGGTTGTCGCTAAGCGAAGCAGTGCGGTACTTGTCGTATTGGCAGGCATCGTTAACGTAAAAGTTCCAGCCGTTACCGTCTGAGAACCAAAGGTATGAACACTCACTGCTTTGTCTGACTGCGTGCTGTTATAAATCAAGACACAATCAAAAGCAGTAGTCAACGTAACGTTAGTGTAAGTAATGGATGCCGATGGCGTCCAATACGCAGTACCTGCCGTTGCCGAGGCGTTTGTTGAAGTAGGTGATGTTGCATTTGTTACCGTTACACCGCCTGGGCTATAGTTTGTACCCGATACTTCATTGGTAGAACTATAGGCTGTGGTGCTTGCATTAACCGTTGCTGTCGTTAGATACAGAGCTGCTTTAAATGTATCTGCTGTAGAAGTGCCACGGGTTGGTGCGGTGCCAAAGTTATGAGTTGCCGTAAGAAGCTCACCCATAAACGAAGTGCACATGGATTGCGTATTAGCCATCTTAAACCCCTATTCAAAAGTTGCCGCTTCAGCAAATAAAGGCGGCGATTGCTTTAAACGAACATGAACCGAACGGTGAACCACTTCATCATCTAACCAATATTCGACCCATGTCGTGTACTCGTTGGCATTATCTACGTGCCCTTCTTTTCTTTGTAGAAGCGCATCGTCTACAAGACCTTTAGTTGTATTAATAAGTGCCATCAAGCAATCCTTAAAACAGATTCTGTTGCCCCCATCGGAGGGAAAGTAATAACTAAATCTTGTGCTGTTTTAGTAATCGTGCTTCCAAAGTTCAAAACACACACTGCACGATCGCCGTTTGTTGAATTGTAGATTAAAGCTCCCGCGCACGTAAGAGTGACGCTTGAGAAAGTAGCGTTCTGAAAAGACCAATAGGCGGTGGTTCCACTTGTCGTTGGTGTGATGTTTGTAAGTGCAATGCCGCCAGCGGTGTAATTGGTTCCACTCGCCTCACCTGCTGTTGTATAAACGGTGGTGTCTGCATTGAGGGTGGCAGAGGAGAGGTACAAAGCGATTTTGAAAACATCACCCGTCCCTGTCGTGAAGTTGTGTAACCCCTGAGCAAGTTCTGCTTTATAGCTTGTGCACGCTGTTTGGATGATCGCCATATCACTTCACCGGATACCGGACCTGACCAGAACGATAAGCATCCTGTCGGTCCTTAGCATCACCAAGCTGTTTAAGCAGGGCCATTGCCTCGTTATACATTTTATCCACAGCGGCAATCATATCCGGCTCACCTTTTAAGAAAGTGTAAGCCTCGCGGATCGCTCCGTAAAGCAACGCGGAATCAAAGTTTTCGCTTAACCACGTATTGTTAGCCGTAACGATGGACTCAGGATAATAGTAGTAATGCAGCTCAACAACGTAGCCAAGATCTGGGGTTGGACCCAAAATAAACGACAACTCATTCGTTATCGTTCCGCTAGAAACAGTGGGGCCAAAAATAGCGTAATGCCGTGGCTTACCCGTTGAAGAAGGATTGGGGTACGCCTCACGAATAAAGTTCACGTCTTTATTAAGGAGGTACAAATATTCATTTGTCGTGGGGTCAACAACCGCCATGCTGTAAGGCGAGAGAAAATCGTTGGGGCACGATAAATATTTATTGTTAGCTACAGTAGCGCCTGTTACATTTTTACGAAGATTGGGCAACTGCACCGAGTTATAGATGCGCTGCTCCGCCTGAGCAATAATGGTATTAATGTCAGTCGTGGAGAAAACGTTCTCCACATAATCTTGTACTGCTGTAACGAGCGAACTGTAATTCACGCCATCGGTCCCCTGCTCATGACACCTTTAGTCGCAGCACCTGCACCGCGCATCTTAATGCCAGAGGTTTTTACACCTTTGTTTGAACCAATTGATACGCCATCCAGTGGTTGCCAATCACGCTGAATAACGTCTTCATTCATGCGCTTACCAGCTTCTTTGGGGGCTACTTTTTTACCTGTCATGGTATGTGGCTCCGCATAGGTTGAGGCAGGACCAACTTCTTTCCCACCTTTTTTCATACTGTACTTAGCCATTACCGTGATCCTTGGTTACGGGCGCGAGCCATATTCCGACCCATCTTCCGCATATCCATACCCGTAGGACCGCCCTTCTTAAGCTTAGTCAGTGGGGCACCTTTATGCTTGGCTTTCTCATGCTTGTGCACAGCACCAGCAATCATCTTTTTGTCTTGCGCTAGATCTTTCTTATCCATCATGGACTCCTAAGAAACTGTGACACTACTAACAACTGCAAAGCTCACCAAGTGATTTGGCGTCAACGCAGCATCAAAACCTCTCGACATTCCCACAGGATTAAAGCCCCACTCAATAACACGAGACCCACCATCACCTCCGGGAGCCGGAGCATAATAAGATGGAGCATCAGGTCTTGGATTACGAATAGCTTGCGGGTCATAAACCGGATACATCCCAAGCTGCAACTGCGGTTGATCGGGTTCCCAACACTCTGGGCATACCAAGATATTAACGTTTTTGGTCTTAATGACCAAGGTTTTTAGCTGTTTTAGCTTGAAGCGAAAGTTACACCTATCACACTGCGCTATCGCCCATTTACCAGAGGCAAACTGATTAGGCATCAGAAGCTCCCAGTGTTCCCCAAATACATCCGTCGAGGAACAAAACGAACCGCAGCTTTCTCACGGTCTTCGCCTGTGGCATAAGTCATCTGCTGCTCGTATTCAGAGCGTAAAAACTGCAATCGCTCCTGACCTTCTGGAATCTTTTGGGCGATGTAATACGCCAACCCTGCCATTAAACAAGGATAAAAACGAAACGTCATATCAGGCGTTTGAATACCAGCTCCAGCATCCTGAATACGACGCATACGCCAATACACTACTTGATAGTACGGCGAGGCTTCAGTGCCTTGGTCAGGGACAGGCCAAACAGTGAAACTGGGGTTTGCTGTCGCACCGGGGCTGTATGCGCTTGTTGCTGGGTAGGTTTGTCCAGAGTTGCGCTGGATGTAAATCTGTATCGGTCTTGCTTGAGCCAACTTGTTGGGGATTGTGGCGTAGGTGGAGACACTAATCCTTGTAAGTGTAAGGTCAGCTTGCGTTGAGGCATTACCTGCACCCGTCCTTATAACGTGTTCAAGCAAGTCAATGGTGTCGTTCGGAAGAGTGTACGTCGCAGTGCCCTGTACAAGATTCTTCGTGCCCTGCTCAATCGTCCACATATTGATGCCACGATTCGCCCACTCTATCGTTAGCAAATTCATCGACCTACGCGCAGTACGCAAGTCATAACCAGAGCGCATCTCACGCCCAGCACGTTCGTACGCCTCTTCAGCGATCTCCGTGAACTCTGGGGTAAAACCTGTTGAACCGCTAGTGGTCATCTAAATCTCGCAGTCTTTGCGGCAATTTTTGCCGGTTGTTTAACGAACTGCTTACCCGCACTCTTTCCAGCTCGCTTTGCTCGTGTTGTCGCAGCATATTCTGAAGGTGAAAGCGACTTAATTGCCGCTTCCGGGAGGTATCGCTCGCCAGTTTTGCTAGACGGTTTACCACTTTTTGTCCGCCATTTCTGGTCTCCCCAATTCTTCAGGCTTTGCTGCGGGGCTTTCAATCTCGGTAGCCCCCACCTGCTGCTTTATACTTCTTAGCTACAAGTTGTGCTTTCCTCGCGGACCATTGCCCTGCGCCTGTGCCATGAGTGGCAGCAGCCTTAACCTGAGCGACAATACGTTTACGAAGTTCAGGTTTGGTGTAATTACCCGCTGCGTTTACCTTGCCACCTTCGGCATACTGATCGAAATCAGTATCATCCCGCCTTGCTTTACGCTTGGCAGTGGGCATTTTAGAGGGGGCTATTGCCCCCATGCCGCGAGACGCCATCATCTCAGCAGCTCCCACCCTTCATATAACCGCCTTTTTTCATAGCAGGCATCTTGCCGCCGCCAGCCATCTTGATCTGTTTGCCTTTGGTTTTACCCTTCATAGCAACGCCATCTTTGCTAGGAGCAGCGGTACGAACAGCACCCATTTTGCTTGCGGCTACGCCGCCAGAAGACATCTTTTTCATCGTAAATTCCTTACCAACGGATTGAGGGACACCTACTTTTTTCGCAAACTTTGGGCTGTGCGCCACTGCTTGCATGAACTTCTCTTGCTTTGCGCTAACTGCTGGCATTACTGTTTCCCTTTAGCAAGCGCATCAATCTTTGCTTCAAGCCTTTCAAAGCCTGTATCAAAGCGTTCCATGATTCTTTCAAGGTCTGCACGAACTTCTGCGCGAGTAATGTGGTCACGGGCAATCTCCTCCCGCGTACGGTTTAGCAAGATCTGAATCCGCTTTTGCTCATCAGACGCCTGCTTCAACATAAACATCACCAAACCCACAAAGAACGACGTGATTAAATTCCAAACTAGCGTACCCGTTTCCATTTAGCACTTCCATGCTCTCAAACTTTTATTGATACGGCTATTAGGATCGTTGGCTGTTTTGGCGCTTGTCAGCTTCTTTTTCATCCCTTTCATCCGGGCGCAAAAAGAATCCCGACGTGAGCCACCTTCGGGTTGTGGAGGTTTCAACCCAGGCTTGCCGGGATTTGCAGCATTGTAAGAGGCACGACCCTTGGCGTTCAGTCCGCCTTTAGGGTTCTTGCCTTCCTTACGCTGCCAAGCAGGAGACTTAGCCATAGAACACCGTGACTTTAGCGTTAGATAGCGTTGCATATGCACTGGTATAACAGCGCACACCTTCTGCTGGGATGATGACGTTGAAAGTTTCTCCGCCAGCGATTGTGTTGATTGTGAATAGTGTCGTACCGCTCGTGCCACCATCCTTAATAATCACACTACCAGCAGATCCACCCGGCTCAACAACCAACCCGCGAACACGGGTTGGGAGCGTACTAATATCCCCAGAAGCGGCTAACGATATAGCCTTTACGTCCGTTTGCATCATGGTGATGCTCCTTCATTAGACGTTTTGCTGACCGAGGTAAGGATCAGTGACGTAATAAAAAATTTCACCGGTGATGTTGCCACCTGTAGGAGCGTCACCTGTCGTACCGCCGCCAGTAATCTTGACCATCTGAGTAGCAGACATAATGGTGTTGAGGTCATCTCCTGCCGTAGCAGAAGCAAAATCAATGACCAGCTTGCCCGTAGTAGCAACAGCAGCGGCAACAAGACCGTTGTCATCAGAAGCCGACGTATCGGAATATCCGATCCAGCCCATATCAAATGTGGGGGTTGTTCCGCCTGTGGCAGCGCACAATGCGTTGATCTGAGTAACAACAGCACCCGCTGGGAGAATGACTGGGGCAGTGTTAGTAGAAGAAACTTGGACGGCTACGCTATTTGCAGACGCGCCAGAAATATAAAACTCGGCAACCATAAGAGGAGTGCCACAATAAGCGGTGCGTGTTTGATCGCCGCCGCCAGAACGCCAAATGGCTTGGGTCGTTGAAACTGCCATGATAATTCCTTATGCACAAGTCGCTTGCTAATCGGTGCATCGTCTGCTGGGTCAGTTTAGCAAGCTGGTTTCCCAGATAACTAGTTTGTATCAGTTTGTTGGAGTGGTGTCAATAAGCTTATTGGCGGGACTTAGATACAGGTAATAGCATCATCACAGCCAAAAAGAAAAGCCGCTTTGCAGCGGCTCTTCCAAATCAAGGTAACTACTTGATTTTATTAGGCGCCTTGGCTTCCATAGATCCCAAGAGGATCAGAAACACCGAATGAATAACGCTCACGAGCCTTGTAACGAACGTTCCCAGTGTCGAAGTCTCCATCCATTGAATTTTGTAACGGTGTCCGTACAAAATGCTTCAAACCGTTAGGAACATCAGTGGTCAGGAACCATGCGTTCGTGTCGGTTAAGAAGTGGTTAACGGTGTAACCTTCAGGGATCGAGCCGTTGTTCTTCAACGCGTTGATGTCATTGTCGTTGGTACCAACACGCAACTCGGTTTCGAGCAGACGGGTTGCAACGAACATCAAAGCAGGAGGAACAATCAACTTACGGGGTTTAGCAGCAATGAGCAAACTACGTTCATCGGTCCATGCTGCGATCTGAATCACAGCGTTTTCCAACGACGTTTCGTTCAAGTCCACGCCCGTTGCGGTCGTGTTGCTGTTAACACCGCCAGACACCAGAGGATGAGCCGTCGAGAACAGGGTCTGACCATCACCATAGGTGTAGGTCGAATTCCAACCGTTGTTCAACACAGCAGCAGCTTTAACCTGCTTGGTGTAAGCCATAGCGCGAGCAAGTGCCTTGGTGTAACGAGCAGACAAGCTGTCGTACAGGTTATCTTCAATCGCTTCTTCAGTGATCGAAAACCCAAGCGCAATGGTCTCGTGCGTATAGCGTGCGGTCCAAGCTTCCTGCGCATTGTCATAAGCAATCGCAGCGCCTTCGTTCTTCACCGGAGCGGCGGAGAAGCCAGACAGCTTGGTTTCCTCTTCAAACGAACGCTCAGAGGTCTCGGTTTCGTAGATCTCTTTGTGCTCTTCGCCATACTTCGCATACTCCAAACCGAACAGTGCGTTCAGGCCAGGGAGAAGCTCTTTCAATAGTTGTGCGCGTGAAATAGCCATTTCTTACTCCCTATTACAGTCCGGTTGGGTTGTAGTAAGCATGACCACCAAGGAAGGTAGAACCGCTAATGTTCGGCATATTGAACTTAACGATAGCTTCCGGGTAGTAAACAGTGCCACTAGAGGTAAACGCCGTATCCGGCACCAAGTCAACAATACGCAAGGGCAACGAAGCCGTTACGTCAGCGGAACTCAACAGGATAGCCTGCTGTGAATCGCCAGTTGTGGTGTTGAGGGTGTTAGCCACCAAAGCCACGTTGTTGTTTACGTTGGTGTAGGTAAGGCCCGTGGATGTCGAAACAACCGTGGTGCCAGTCACTACGGCAACTTGGAACAACTGATCAGGATCTTCGCATACATAAGCATAGATAAAGGTGTTTGCCTTTACCGAAGTGCCGCTTGTCCACGATTGCGACCATGTGGGTTGTCCGGTTACGGATGAAACAAACTGACAGCCTAGAAAGACGCCAGCAAAGCCTGTTGCAGGGGCAGCGGTCGTGGAGGTCGAAACTGCAATAGTGCCATCGTTAACAAAGATAACGGGGTCACCGAAACCAATGCTAGCAGCACCAGATGCAATACGACGCTGACGAGTTGCTCCGGCAAAGACCTGACCGCCAATCAGATTGATTGGTTTCAAGCCATAAGGCTTGTCGATAGTCGGGTAAGCCATTTGGATTTACTCCTACGATTGTTGATTACCGCGTCCGAATGTCACCGAGGATTTACGCTCAGAAAACAGCGGCATCCTTGGATCGTTCTCGCGCATGAATGAGTTATCGACAGAACGCATTTGGGCTTCGGACTGCGCTTGATAGTACGCATTACGTTGCTCAACGAGTTCTACCGGGGTTTTGCAAAGCATCAAACCACCCACAACAATGTTGTCTTTATAACGAGCGTTGTCATTATCAAGATAACCAGAGATTTCAGGATGATCTTCAGCCTTTACAGGCTCCCAGCCTTCACGAAGTTTGGTAGACACATTACGTGGGTCAGATTGACCCATCATAGAAACACGAACCCACCGATACTTGTATCCCGGTTCAGGTGCAGGATCAGGCAGCAACGTGGGAGGTGCCCAAGTGCGAGGACGCTCTTGCTTTTCACGGGTGTTTGCTTCACGGTTTGTACGATTCTCAGCCATTTTGTGTCATTCCTTCCGCCACTTTACGGGCGTACAGTTCAAGAGGGATTTTCAACTTCTTAGCAAGTGCCACCTGGGTCTGTGTCAGCGTGATTTTTTTGGGTGCAACGCTGCGAGATGCCGGTGCTACAACATTACTGCTCGTCCGTTTGGGTTTTTCCTCTTTCTGTGCGTCCTCAAAGTTTTCGGGAAATTTCTCACGAACACGAGAATTAACGCGTTCGTAATAGTCGTCCGAAGTTGGATCAACCCCATTTTTGACCAATTTTTCATGCAGCCCCAGAGCAAAGCTGGTCATTTCCTCATCAACCCCAAACCACTGATTATCTTTACGCCATGCAAGCGCTTTGGGGTCTGGTTGAGGCTCTGGAGCGAGTTGTGGCTGTATGTTTACAGGATTTTGTCGCGTTTGTAAAGTTTGCGGTTTGAATGTATTAAGCCGGTCAAGCTTTAACTTTGCTGTTGTTAATGCTTCTTGAGCAGCTAAAATCTGATCGGCATCAAAAGACTCATAGGCTTCTTTATATTTTTTACGCGCTTGTTCTAATTCAAGCTCCGCCGTATTTTTAGCGGCTTTAACTAAAACATCCGTGTTCTGCCCAAGATTTTGCCGTAGCTTAGCGTTCTCATCGATAACTTGTTGAGCAAACCTTAAAGCTTCTTCCCGCTCTCGCAGCGCAGCTTCTTTAGCACGTCGTTCATCGTGGTACCCGTGGGTGATCTTTTTGATCCGCTTTTGCACGCTTTCGTCGTATTTAGCAAGATCATCGTCGGATACTTCGTTAACAGGTTCTTCTAAAGGTTTGCGCCCTTTATCTTCAGGAGGTGTGTCATCAACGACTTCAATCTCAATGTCGGTTTCTTCCTTAGCCTTTACCTCTTTTTTAGGCTCATCCTGTACTTCATCAGGAAACTTAAACTCTGCTTTATCCATGGTTCACCTCACCCTGCACGTCGAATGCCGCGTGGATCTTCAACCACCGCTTCAACGGAATCATCGTTAATCAAGCGAAACTCCCGATCATGAATCATGATGCGGGTACCTGTGTTGGCCCTAACCAAGATGAAATCGCCTTCCTTACACCACGGCCCTGTGGGGAACCGAGAAGGGTCGGCATAAGCAAGCTCACCTAACTTCACCACAAACAGCACATTGGTCAACAACTCCTCGTGCTTGATGGTGACATCTGCTTTAACAATCCCGCTGTCAAACTTTTCTTCGTAGTTAGGAATCGTGCACAGAATCTTGTAGCCTCTCGGCATCGGCAATTGTTTTGCCTTCTGTTGCACGTCCTCGATAACAGCTTGTGCTGTATCAATCATTTTCAAATTCCTCATAACGTTGCACAAGGTCTTGTACCTCCATCTTTGCGCGTCGCAGACCCTGGATTACGCCGCACAAATGCTTATATTCCGCAAAATCTTTACACCCACCATCAATCATGGAGTCACTCACTTCTCGCTCACGCTCTTTGAGCTTATTAAATAAATGGTCGAGCATCTGCCGCTCATAAGTCATCATCTACCCCGCTTCATCTGTGACTTCATCAAGTCAGCCTGTATCTTGCGTTCGTTCTGTTGGTTCTGATTCTGAAGCTTGATACCTTCTTTCTGCGCATCGACGGCTATGCGCTGCTGCTCAACTTGAAGTCTTTGCGCTGCAATCTGCGCATCAATAGCGTCTTTCTGTGCCTTGCGCTGCTGCTCCATACCCTTGATCTGCAACTCCTGCTGCTGCATCTGAACAAGTGGGTCTGCTGCCATCTGCTGTGCTTGTTGCTGTGCAGCTTGTGCTTGATGGATCTGCAACACTTGCTGGGCTGCTTCTGCTACGTACTTAGCCATAGCCAACTCTTCGGCTTCAGAGATCTTCTGCTCAGGTCCGGGTAACGGTGCGCCCACACGCTGTTCAACTTCCTGACGGTAGGCATAACCCAAGTGCTCAGCGACGTGCGCCATCATAGAAGACTGAATCTGTTGCGCCAGTGGGTTCTGCCCAATCGTCCCCATGATCTTGGGATCTTGTAAGAACGTCATATGGGTTGTGATGTGCGCTTGGTGGTCCTGATAAATAAAGGCTTTAAGCGGCGTACCCTTTAAGACATTCATGTTCTCAGTCACAGGATCTTTGGGTGTCTGATCGTCTGGCAGGGGGACAAGTTTGTCTGCGTTGGGGATACCAAGCACATCAAGCATCTGTCTATGTAGGCGAGGCAGGTCATATAACTGCGGTGCACCCTGAGCTAACTGCAATGCTGCCTGATATTGCACAACCCGCTGAGCCATTGTCGAGGCGTTGGGGTCAGACACCGGAATTACTTCAACAATGTCATAGTCCTCAGCCTTAACTTGCGGGGTGCCATCTTGCGGGACGTAGCTGTAATCGGGCGATGTGTAATCACGGATAATTTCTTTAAGGAGCTTGAACTCCTCTTTCATCGCCGCATGGATGCGAGCCTGTACAGCTCCCATCGTTTTTAACTGCCGCTCAAGCAGTGCCAGCGTCGTACCCACCGGAGCCTGACTCGACATATCGCTGATCTTCATATCAGCCATACCACTTAGACGGCGAGCTTCTTCGGTGATCTGGTTAAGTAGGGCGAGGAGAACTTGGCTGGGTTCTTTATAAGGCAGCGGCAGGATGTTGTCCCTGATCGCACCCCCCGGCACATCCACATCACGCCATTCACCCGGAGCAATCGGTGTGTCGTCACCCTTGATACGCAACCCTCTGGATTTCAACCCACCGGGAAGATTCGATAGCGAGCCTGCATCCACAAGCTGACGGATCAGCATCGTGCCTGCTGTGGCGTAGCCACCAATAATATGAATTAACCCAAAGCCATAAGCACCAAAGCCAGGGATGTATATATAGTGTACGAAGTGCTGACGAGCACGTTTCTGGGGGTCATCCTCGCGGTAGTTGCGTCGAATGGCGAGAACTTTGTTAGTGCCTTTATCAATCGTAATGACGTACGGTACCGGTAACTCTTCCTCATATCCCGGCAAGTCATACTCGATGTGCACTTCGCAGATCTGATACCGCTCATCTTTTGTCGGCTGCTGACCTTCTTTCTGCGCCTTGGCTTTCTCAATATCTGTCTGCGATGGGTCAGGCTCACCTAACTCCACGTCACGATAAAACCCACTGGCCTGCAACCGCTTGATGTCATTCTTGGTCTTACGCATCATGTGCGTCAGACGATCCGTGCGCCTAATATTAGTTACCCCATAAGGCAGGATCACATCTTCAGCAGGCACATAGAATGAGACTTGCCGCTCTAACGAGGGGTCGTAGTAAACCTTTTTAAATGATGAACCCGCCAGCGCCACACCCCACAACGCCCGTTCATGCTCTGAGCGATACTCAGGCATCTTGTCTGTAAGCTGGTAGTTCATATCTGACTGCACACGCTTGGCAGCTTCTTCTACCTTGGGGTTCCACGCTCCGATAATATTAGTCTTGACAGGCCCAGCCGCAGGGAAAGTCTCCATAATGGACTCGCTCTGGAAGCGAATCGCTGATTCAGTAAGTAATGTGGAGAACACACCACAGGCACCATCCCAAGGCTCGGTCACCTCGTCATAGCGCAGCCCCAGTACATCCAAACCTTTGACGTAGGTATCAACCCAATCCTTGCGTGAGTTGATGTCAGCCTCGATCAACTCCATAATGTCCGAAGCAATCTTCTGCAACTCCGCTTCTTGCATAAACTCTGCAAGGTTGGCGTCAAACGTATCTTCTGTGGGTTCTTCTGGCGTTAGTTCAATCTCCACCCCGCCGATACCCACGCTAACGCTTTCAGGGTCTTCAATTTCAATCTCAATCGGCGCTTCTTGCTGCGCAAGCATCTCAATACCTTGAGGCATCTCGTATAGTGGTTTGCTGATTGCCATGATCTGTCCTAACTTAAATAGTAGCCGCGTTTTTGCCCACGAAACCCACGGAAGTATCGTATATCATCTGGTTCATCGCTGGGTAGTGATATAAAACCGCCTTGTCGGAAGCGCAGTAGCGCTTGTGTCGCTGTATCCACGTAGTCATCATGCTCGCCAACAGGAAATGCTGCAATCTCCTCGATGACTTCCCGCGCCCAGCGCGTATCAGGTGCCCAAACTTTACCGCTGGCAAACATATCAGCAACTGCATTCACGCGCACCATTTTGTCGTTACCTCTGGATGGACTAAATTCCTGAATAGGAACGCCTACCCGTCGCAACTCCTGAATAAGTGGCGCCCCTGCTGCCTTTTTCTCGATCACCACCGCGTCAGGCTCATACTCCTTATACATAGTCAGCGCCCGTTCCTTCAATTCAGGGAAATTCATCCTTGCTTTGAACGCATCAAGCAAAATAATATTGGGCGAACCGCCGTCCTCGTCGTTGTACCAGACTCCCCACGTCGTGCAAGCGGTGTAGTCAGAGGTTGTTTTCGTTTCGTGCGCCGTATCCCAAGACTGAATAATATATTCGCAGCGTGGAGGGTCTTCGTGCTCCCATAATTTCCACATATTGCGTTGAATAACCGCCGCAGCATCGCTCGTAGGCTGCTGCATATACTGCGCCTGCCAATATCGCGGGTCCATACCCGCTTTTTTAGATTTTAATTGGTCAATCGGCCATTGTTCGGGCCATAATGATTTTTCATTAGCTTCATTTTCATTAAGTATGGCAGGTAATTCAACTATTTCCCACGTATCTGATTCTGGATTTTTAGTTTGATAATCAATTAATCGCCCAGTTAAATCAATTAAACTCCATCGGGTCATAATAACGATAATAGCTCCCCCTGGCATTAAGCGCTGGAGTGGGCCTGTCTGAAACCATGACCATGCCTGATCAAAAGTCAGCCGTGAATTCGCTTTTATGTCCTGTTCAGAATGAGGGTCGTCAATAACAAACAGATCAGCGCCACGCCCAGCCAGAGCGCCGCCAACGCCAACAGCATAATATTGACCTCCAGCTCCGGTAGACCATTTTCCGGCAGCTTTTTGGTCTTCTGCGAGGACTGTTTTTGGAAAAACTTGCGTATATTCATCGGCGTCTACCAAGTTTTTTACACGACGACCAAAATCCTCCGATAAAGACGCCGTGTGCGT